GCCAGCGTTATGGACGTTCCGTCAATTAATGAGTGAAGTTAAACGTATTGACATACTGTTGAACCGGACACGGGAAGAGTATGCGACAAAGATAGAATTACGAGAAGACATGCGTCAAATCAATGAGGCTCTCCATCGGGTGGAGGATAAGCTAGACCGGGCGTTAAGCAAAGGCTAAAAAATTTTGCTGTCTTTTAGACACAGACAGACTGTGCTATAGTTGTTTATGTCTATGACAAGAAAGGAATATAGTTAGATGTCTAGGGCAAGAGATTTAGCAGATGTAATCAGTGGCCAGCATAATTTACCGCTTGGCGCATTAGGTAATGCTATACCTACTGGAAGTATTACAACAGCTAAAATTGCCAATGATGCGGTGAACGCATCTAAGATAGCTGACGGTGTGATAAGAGCGCAACATATTGCAGACGGACATGTAACAAGTGCTAAACTAGCGGCTGGTGCCGGTGGGATTGATTGGTCCTCATCTATACAGACAAGTGATTTTACAGCAGTAGCTGAAAAAGGATACTTTGTTGATTCTTCTGGTGGTGCAGTAACTGTTACACTTCCAGCATCTCCTTCGCAGGGAGATAAGGTTGTTATTGCTGATTATAAAGGCTCTGCCTCAGCTACAAATAAGATAGTTTTAAATAGAAATGGAAGTAACATTAGAGGCTCTGCCACTAATTTTAACATTATTTCAGCCAATGTGTCCGTTCAAGTAGTATATTCTAATGCTACAGAAGGATGGATAGTAACTTCATCAGCCAGTGATACTGCTGGTGGTGGTTTTGCCCGTTTCATAACTGTTGGAATGGTACTTATTGCTGGTGGTGCTGGCGGTTCTGGTCGTTATTATGGCGGCGGCGGCGGTGCTGGCGGTATGCTGGAAAATTCTAACTTAACTCTTTTATCAGGCCAAACATATACCGCAAGTATTGGCGGCGGCGGTTCTGCTGGTGGGCAATTTGCTAGTGGTGGTTCAGGTAATCCTAGTACATTAATAGGCACAGGTATAAGTCAGACTGCTGTTGGTGGTGGGGCTGGTTCTTACAATACTGCTGGTGTTGCCGGTGGCTCTGGTGGTGGTTCTGGTGCTGGCAACCAAGCTGGAGGTTCGGGTACTTCGGGACAAGGTAATAATGGTGGCACATATTCAGGCGGTGGCGGCGGTGGCGGCGGCAAAGGCGAAGCTGGTAACACCGATGGCAACATGGCAGGTGGCGATGGTGCTAACCCAACCGTAACTGGACTTACATCAGAAGGTCCATTTGCTGGAGGTGGTGCTGGGGGTATGGACGCTAACGTAGCTTACGTCATAGGCCAAGGCGGTACAGGTGGCGGTGGCAACGGGGCGGCTGACTATCTGGGTGGTGCGGTACAAGCTGTTGCTGGAACTGCAAACACTGGTGGCGGTGGCGGTGCGGGTTGCTGGAATAATACGCCATCTGGCAGGGCTGGTGGTTCTGGTAGATGTATACTTATTCTGCCTACCGCAGATTACACTGGCATAACTACGGGTTCACCAACTGTAACAACATCAGGAAGTAATACCATCATTACCTTTCTGTCGAGTGGTTCATATACTGCGTAGGAGAAAGTAATGGCACATTATGCAAAAGTATTAAATGGCGTTGTTACTAGGGTACTTGTAGCCGACCAAGATTTTATAGACAACTTAGTCGATACAGAACCCGGTGAATGGATACAGACATCTTACAACACTTATGGCGGTGAACATCTTAATGGTGGTACTGCGCTAAGAAAAAACTTTGCCAGCGTAGGATACACTTATGATGCGGCAAGAGATGCGTTTATTGCGCCACAGCCTTTTCCTTCTTGGGTGCTTAATGAAACTTCGTGTCTATGGGAACCCCCTACCCCACATCCAGATGATGGCGTTTATCGTTGGGATGAAGAAACAACTAGCTGGGTAGAGGGGTAAGTAGTATGGCCAAGAAACCTAAACTTACCAGAACAAAGTCCGGCGTGGTGTACAGGGGTGAACGCTTCCCCGGCGTGAACAAACCTAAACGTGCGCCAGCATCAAGCAAGAAGAAGATGCGGGTCCTCGCAAAAGAAGGTGACAAAATGCGTGTGATTGAGTTCGGCGCAAAAGGGTACGGACATAACTACAGTGCCGGTGCTAGAGCCAACTTTAAAGCTAGACATAACTGTAAAACAGCAACGTCAAAATTAACGGCTCGTTACTGGTCCTGTAAAAAATTGTGGGCTGGTCCGGGCGGCAGTAAGAAGTCACCGCCTAAAGGCTCAAGGAGAAAGTAATGTTCACTGCTTCTGTTTTCTTTTGCTGGGTAGCTTTTGGGGGACATCAATGTTTGGTGGCACAGGATTTAGAAGGTCCGTATCTGAAAGAAACAGAATGTAAGACAAGGTTAAAAGAAATGGAGTTTATCATTCACAAAAACATACCCATGTCCCGCGTCAAAGCAAAATTATGTGAACAGATACAAGAAGGAAATATCTGACAAATGAAACCACGGTCTAAGACAGAATACATAGTCATCCACTGCGCTGATACATATGAGACTATGGATATTGGCGCAGATGACATACGCAAATGGCATGTCGAAGAGCGCGGCTGGTCGGACATTGGATACCACAAAGTCATTCGCCGGGATGGCACAGTCGAAAGTGGTCGAGACATCGGCGTGTCTGGCGCACATGCCGCTGGGTATAACTCTGTGTCTATAGGCATATGTCTAGTTGGCGGCAGAGGACAAGATGATGAGGCTGAAGATAACTTCACGCCACAGCAATGGGAAAGTCTGGAAGAGTTGGTGGACCAACTACAGGCTAGTTATCCAGATGCAGAGGTCCTTGGGCATAGGGATTTACCGGACGTGCAGAAGCAATGCCCCGCATTTGATGTGCGTAGCTGGCTGTTCACAACCAAACAATGAGGTGAAGTTATGATGATGAAAAAGAAAAAGAAGAAGAAAAAGGGCGGTTATGGCTACTAAGAATGTCAAGGCACCCGCTGGATTTCATTGGATGAAGTCTGGCCAGTCCTACAAGTTAATGAAGAACCCGCCGGGTGGTTTTAAAAAACATCCGGGGGCTTCTCTGTCTGCGTCATTTACCATTCAGAAGGTTCACAAGAATGGCAAGTAAAAAGAAAATGAAGCGGCCAAATAAAATATGCGCGGCTGGTATAGCTTGGGCAAAGCGTACCTTTGACCGGTATCCATCAGCGTATGCAAACATGGCCGCTTCTAAATATTGTAAGGACCCTAACTATGCCAAAGGCGCGAAAGGCAAAAAGCGCAAGAGGAAAAAGTAATGGGTGAATTAAAGAAATGGGTGAAGCAGAAATGGGTGCGTATCGGAACTGATGGCTCAATCAAGGGTGCGTGTGGCACATCAAAGAACAAGAAGAACCCAGACCGTTGTCTACCACTCGCGAAAGCTAGGAGCCTTACAAAGGCACAGAGAGCGGCAACAGCAAAAAAGAAGAAGGCTTCAGGCAAAAGAAAACAGTTTGTGCGAAACACCCCTGCCGCGAAGGTTTCTTCTAAGAAGGGAAGAAAGAAGAGAAAGGGCTAATGTTCAACCTTGGGAATAAAATATGGACCCTATTACAATCGCTACTGCCGCATTCACCGCGATTAAAACTGGTGTCAGTGTGGGAAAAGATTTGCAGTCGCTTGCTGGAGATATCGGTAAGCTCTGGGGAGCTATTGACCAAATTAAGGACGAACATAATACAGCAAAATCTAAACGCCGTGGCTCTGTTGAAGAAGAAGCTCTCCATACTTTTATGGCTAAGAAAAAAGCTGAAGACATGGAAGATGCCCTTCGGCAGATAGTATATGCCACACGCGGTATCAACGGATGGAATGAATTAGTCAGGCTTAGAGCGCAGATAAGAAAAGAAAGATTAGAAGAAAAACATCGCCAACAAAAAAAAGCGGAAGAAATAAAAGAGATTATCTTGGCCGGTGTACTGGTCACAGTTTTTACCAGCATCCTGTGTTTCTTTGCATGGTTTGTTTGGGAAGCAAAAAAAGCTAGAGGTTAACATGGATATTTGGAAAACCGCTAAAGAAGTTCTGGGTGTTGTGGCACCTACTATTGGCACCGCTTTGGGTGGGCCGATGGGTGGCGTAGCCGCACGGACTTTGGCTACGTCATTGTTGGGCAAGTCTGATGCGACTGAGCAAGAGATTATCTCTGCGGTGACTGGCGCATCCCCAGAACAGTTAGCCATGTTGAAAAATGCAGAGCTTGAGTTTCAGACAGAAATGAAAAAGCTAGACATAGACCTAGCAAGAATAAACATGCAAGACAGAGACAGTGCTAGACGCAGACAAGCAGAAATGAATGACCACGTCCCGTCTGTGCTGGCTATCATGACCCTTATATCTTTCTTTGGTTACATCGGTGCAGTCACGTTCTGGCCCGGTGGCATTGATGCAGACATAGGGTTTATCAACATTGCAGTAGGCTGGCTTGGCGGGACAGCGTCAACAGTTGTGGCCTACTACTTTGGTTCAAGTGCAGACAACAGTCCTAAGAAGGGAAAAAAATAATGGACATGCAAGACTATCAACAGTCCGCCATTGAGACGGCTATATATCCAGACAGCGCAAAGATACTATACCCAACACTGGGTTTGGTAGGCGAAGCTGGCGAAGTAGCAGAAAAAGTAAAGAAGGTTATCCGCGATGAAGGCGGTGTATTTACAGAAGAAAAGAAAGTTGAGCTTGCAAAAGAGCTTGGTGACGTACTGTGGTATATCGCAAACATTGCATCAGACATAGACATGGACATGAATCTGATTGCCACCATGAACCTAGACAAGCTGGCATCAAGAGCGGAGCGCAACCAACTCACCGGGTCCGGGGATAATAGATAATGGCAAACTTTCAACAAGCATCCACATTCCTACGTTCATTAGGCCGTGCCGCATTACCAGATTCCATGCGCTCAGAAAAATATACTGAAGCTGATTTCAACGAAGGTATGATGCGTGTGCTGACAGACTTTGTCAAAGCAAACTACGCTGGAAAAAAACCCGGCACATATGGTGTGGACTACCCTGCCCTTAACAGATATTTCAAAGAAGGAAACGTAGTCACAGGCAAAGGCAGTAAGTTCTCAGACGTTGGTGCGTTGAAGACAGTGCTAGGTCAGTTTGATGTGAGGGTAAATGAAGACGGTTCGTTCACTATCTTAGATGACTATAACTTTAATCAACAGGATGAGTTTGGTAATCCAATGGCGCGGCAAGCTACTATGGGTGATGTGTTTAGCCGGTTGAACCCTATGCAAGATTATAGAGGCGGCTTTACTGACCGCCTCTATGGTGCCGCTCGTATGCTTGGCGGCGTTGTTTTACCTGAAGGTGGTTCTAATTCAATCCCAATTGAAATTAGTATACCTTCGCAAGCAATGCCGGTATCCACTCCGACAACAACTGCATCAGTAACAGGACCTCTTTCTCGCCCATCTCAACCTTCTTTCTCAGACTTGTCTGCTATGATTGCTGAAGCCGCCGAGCAGTCGCTTCAACGGAAGAAAGTGGCAAGTGCGGCACCCAATATGGCATCGCCGCTTCTTTAGATTTATGCTGTTTTAGCTTGTGTCTAAGCCTTAGAATATAATAGCACATGCAGACAAACACCAACGGTTCAATGATGACAAAAATCCATATGTTGATTTCATTGTATGTCATCCCGATGTGCTGTGCCACTACATTCAAGATATTAACGCAGTGATTAAATAACCAATCCATAGTCTGTGAGTAGTTCATTATTACCTCTTTTAGCTGTGTCTGTTTGTGTGTCCGTCATATCTGCGAAATATGCGAAATATGACGGACACAGTACATTTTACCCACATTGGGTAAATCAGCTAAGTTATTGTACTCACTATACAATTTGGCAGGAGTGACAGGACTTGAACCTGCAACACCCGGTTTTGGAGACCCATGTTTGTATAGTGACAAATAAATCATTTCAATAACTTAGCTTGCAAAGACCGGCGTGTGTGTCAGTCCTTGTGTCAGTCCTCTGACCGCATCGTGCAATTCAGAGGGCAAGATGTGTGCGTACTTCTGTGTAATAGAGATGTCAGAATGTCCTAAAATCTCTGATACATATTCGATACGCAAGCCCTTCGCAAGGGCATGTGTAGCAAAGGTATGACGCAAATCGTGCCAGACAAAGTCCGTTATTTTACTGTTGTCTAGACACGTCTCCCATGCGGTACGGTTGCTACATACACGGTCACTTGTGTCTGAATTATAGAACACAAAGCCACGCATACAGAGTGGCTGACTGTGTAAATATTCCAAAACTTCTATTGCTTCAGAAGTCAAAGGAACCTTTCTGTATTTTTTATTTTTGTTTAGTTCTGATGGCAGAAACAACTCTTTACCTTTTGCTGTGTCACGTACCATATCCCATTTCAAACTAAACTGTTCGTTCCATCTAAGTCCGGTAGCCAAAGCAAATGTAATCTGATGATACAGGTCTTTGTTATAAGATTGCTTGGCTACATTAAGCAGATGGTCTACTTCATTATGGGTCAGATATCTAATCCGTGTTTCACTATCCTTTAGCTGTTTGCTATCGAATGATGCCACCGGATTATACTTGACCCTGTCAGGTCTTTCACTGACCCAGTAGTTGTACATTTTACTGAGCAGACGTATGTCCCTTAGAATAGTTGCATCAGTCACACCGGCTTCACGTCTAGCAATAGCGTAAGCCTTGATATCCGTTGTTTGTACGTCTGAAAGATACATCTCTCCAAAGAACGGTGTAAGCATACGGCTACTAGTAATATACCGGTCAGCCGTACCCCAGCGAACACGTCTTTCGCGAAAGTCTATTTCATTATTTATAAAGGTCACACCACAGTAGTCGCTCAAAAATGTGAGCATGGCTTCAGAGAATGAAACGTCTGCGGCCCTTCTCTTTTGACCCGCTATTTCAGCATGTCGCAACTCTTCCGCGATGCGCTCCGCTTCGCGTTTAGAAGTTGCTTCAGTTGCTTTTCGGTACTTAACTCCGTTGATTTGGTAGGAAGCGTACCAAGTTTTACCACGTTGGTAGGCTGGCATTTATACTCTCCTTCATTTGTCCAGTCTGTAAGTTTGTCTAGTTTATATCTCCAAGCCTTATCAAACCTAAAAGCAACTCCCTCTAGACGGCCAGACTTTGTCCAGCTATATAGCGTGGATGTACTTATACCTAAGTACTCAGCCGCTTGTTTGGTTGTAACAAAACCTGTTGACAACATTATAATGGTGTCCTTATATTATAAAGTCAATATAGATTGGTAACGAAAGATGACTGACGAAGACTTTAAGAAACTTGAGATGCGAACATACGCTATAGATATATATCTACAGAAGGTTCGTGGTTGGGTTACAGCACACGGCTTTTCACCACACGGCCTAGCCCGAAATTGTGGGCTTGGACCCGGAACTTTAGCCAAGATGTTTACACCTGATTGGAACCCTAGAGCCGACACGTTACGCATCCTTGAAGACTATATGTTAGATTTTGACGAGAGACGAAAAAACGCAGAGAAAAACAAGCCAGCTTAAATTAGCTTGAGTTGTGTTTCTTGGGTTCCCTCTTCTTCTAATGCTTCAATAAGCCATTGAAGATACACTGACGCTTTGCGTAAGTCCTCAATCTGGTTCTTATCGCGGAACCGGTGAAGGTACTTCTTTGCGTTTCCCTCACAGAAGTATGAGAAACCAACCGGACCCATACTATCTTTGATGTAATCAATACATTCGATGTTCCCCCGCGTGTAGTGCGGGGGATTATCGACCATGTCTTTTTTATCTTCTTGTCTCATCTTCCAAAGCATCCAATCATAATATCTTTCAGGTTCTTTATCAGACACCGCAACTTCCCCCATGTCCGGTTATGTCGCAAATGTCATGGGTCTCGACAGCTTCTTCAAACTCTTCACCCAGTTTGCTCTTTGCCTCTTTGTAATCGACAGAGACCAGAGGCTGTCCACCACGCGAACCATCTGGGTAGCAAGTGAAGCCACGTAGACGGTGCATGTATTTCGCAAGGGTCTCTGCAAACGGACGGACTGTGTCTTCGTTGTTCAGCTTGGAACCCCATGACGGTAGATTGATTGTGCTTGAGATAGACATGTCTACATAATCTTGCACGTCTGCTTGGAATGCCATGCGGCGTTCATAGTCCGCAGACAAATCCAAGGCACTCTCAATCTTCTCTGGCTTGATGTCGTAGCGGTCAATCACAGCTTGCGCCGCCGCATCTACCACATACTGATAGTGCCACTTGCTACCGCCCTTCAGATACCGCCGCTTATATGCAACAGCAAACAGCGGTTCGATGCCTGTAGTTGTAGCGGCTAAGATTCCGATAGAACCAGTCGGTGCGATAGCGCGAACCTTGACCGGTCTGCTTATACCCAACGCATCTGCTGTCTTGTTTGATACATGGTCAGACACAGACTTGTAGACATGCAACCAACGGTGCATCTCTTCTGTGACTTCATACTGCTGTCCGCGCTGTAACAACCACTCATGCATACCCATGAGACCCAGACCAAGACGGCGGTTCTTTTCACGGATTTTATATACTTTGTCGTATGGAAGTTGTGCTTTGAGTGTGCCACAAATCAGGAACTTGGTAGCCAGTTCTACACACTGACGGAACTCAGCAATGTCTTCTATTCTAGACATGTTCAACGAGCCAAGATTACAGACATCACTATCGCTGTCTTTGTCTGAAGTAACTTCAGTACATGCATTACGCAGTGTCTCATTTTCGTTTTCAAAGAAATTAAAGCTGAACCCCGGCTCCGCTGATGACAGAGCCTGACGTGTGTTGTCATAGAACAACTCAGGTAACTTCCCAGTTCGCCAATAATCTTCTAAGAACTTGGTGTCCCAGTTGACAGAGATATTGGTCATGTCTAATGGGGCCGCATAATTAAAGTCAGCTTCTTTCAAATCAGCCACGGTCTTATCTGTGCCAGCAACCGGCATAGACTTCCAATCTTTAGCACGTAAGAACGCTTCAATGTCTGAGTGTTGCCAGTTCAGAGATGCATAAATAGCTGAACGTCTGCTACCGCCTTGCATGACACGCCGACCAATCTCATTGATAGCTGTCATCAAATCAATCGGGCCTGATGCTGTACCGCCGGTGCGCTTGAGGGGTGCGCCTTTGCCACGCAGTATAGAATAGTCCACACCAATGCCACCGCCAGACATCAGACATGACATGGCTCTCTGAGACAGAGCGGCCCACTCTTCGCGGGTATCTTCTTCTGCACACAACAAATAACAGTTGTTAAAAAACTTTGCGGGACGGCCAGCATAATACAGATAGCGACCACCGGGGATGAAACGCATAGTAGAAATCATCCATTTCAATTGGTCCACTTCGGACTGTGGTAGCACACTGCCGCAGACATCATCGACCAGCGTGTTCGCCAGTTCTTCCCATGTCTCTGCGCCCTCATGGCTGTACTTGTGATGGAAAATACTTTCTGCAAATTCGTTGCGGAATACGGAAGTGTTTTGTTTATACATCGCGGACATAAATAAATACCTTACTTTGCCTCGCCCCAAGTCTTGCCAATGTCACCTTCGACAAGACCGCGTTGAGGTATATTTTCAAACAAAGACGTTGCGGCCCATCGCATTGTCTCAAGCATCAGTGCCAGTGTTTCTTCAGCGTGTTCATCAGGAACTTCCGCAATCAGTTCATCGTGAACAACGTGAACCAGATAGGCTGGAATATCCCCCCAGATTTTGGGGAACTTGCTAAGAACCAACAGCATTATCTCTGCCGCACCGCCTTGGCACGGCGTGTTGATTGACTTGGTAAAAAGCTGAGTAGATTTGAACGGAGCGTATACCCGTCCCTGCGGTGTCCATAAGAACCCGCTCCTATCAGCCCTTTCCCGTGTCTTTCGTATCCAGTCCCTAAGACCTGTATAGAGGTCCAACACTTCGTGCTGAATTCTACCGGCCTCATGAACCGTAGTCGGATGGCCGTTGGTGGTTAGCACTTGTGCTAGACCCCGTGGACCCTGACCAAATAGAAGACCAAAGATGCAAGCCTTTGCGGCCTGACGCATCCACTTTCCCTCACCAGCTTTGAAGTAATCGTCACCGGTCTCGTTTGGATAGTCACCTTTAAAACAGTGACGGGCAGTTAGAGTGTGAATATCCAAACCGTCTTCTATCGCTTCCAGCAAAACCTTGTCTTTTGACAGAGCCGCTGGGACGCGAACTTCGATTTGACCATAGTCACACACCACCAGACTATGATGTTCTTTGGCTTTGAACAGATGTCTGAACTCCGGTGTTGCATTGATTGTCTGCAACGCTGGTTCGGTTACGCTGAAGCGTCCTGTTTCCGTGCCACCGATGCGGAAGTTTGCGTGTATACGCTGAGATACAGGGTTAACGAATCGTGTAAACTTCTCACCCAATGTGCTGTTGTTTTTCTTTGCATCAGCCCATTCAGCGAGTGCCATCAACGGTGGTCTGAACTCTTCAACAAGTTGAGTGATGTTCTCTAGGACCTCAACCTTGCCAACCTTTAACTGGCCTGTGTCTGTCTTAGGCCAGTTGTCTGTAGTATATGGCTCACGTAACATCAGGTGATACCGCAACCAATTCGCAACTTGTGTTGTGCTGGCTGGGTTCTCAACGATGGGTGCGCCGTCCGCGCCACAGGAACTGAACAACTCAAGAGACTTCTGTCTACCTTCTGTGTCTCTGTCTGCCATGTCTATACACAGCTTGTCATGAGCCGTGCTGTCGAACCCGATGCCGTTGGTCATAACCTCATTCACCGCTCGGATACTGGAGCGCATAAGATTATAGACCCATTCACATTCTTCATATGGAGTGCGCTTGCTGTCCTTGACCAGAGCAAGCTGGGCCTCATGCAACAGCCAAGTGGCTACCACGTCACCCGCCGCATACCGGACTTGCTCTGTGTCTAAGTCTGGCTTAGACCAATCTGATGCCTGTTGTTCTTTGCTGGGTTCTTTGTCCAGCACAACGCGACATCTTTCGGCCAGCGTCTTCCGCTCTGTTGTCAAAGACACAAGAGCCTGTGCCTGTAGCAATGTGCAATGTGGATGTCTGGATGGTAGGATGCCATGCTGGGAAAGCATCTTCACATCAAACTGTGCGTTGTGGGCCAGCCACACAACCTTGTCCAAGTTGAGGAGACGTTTACCTATCTCATCAAACTTACCCAGCGACACAGCCCAGCGGTCTATTACATGCACCGCACCCATGCCATCATATATCTGGAGCAGTCGGACTTGTCCTGTACCTACATTCAGCCCTGCCCGTTTCACATGTCTGGCTATGTCATTCAGTATGCTACGTGCATCGTCCATCTTATCTTTGACGGACTGTCGGTCTGCCTTTTGCTGGTCAGTCAGCTTGGCAATGACAGGAAACTTCTCAAACTCCTCGCGGATTGTGTTGTAGGTTCCCTGTTCAGACCGGTACTTGTCTAGCAAAGACATGACAGCCGCTGTCTCAACATCTACAGACAAAAGTATCGGGTCCAGATGTGTATGGAACTTTAACTTCTGGTCAAACTCTTCAAGCATGATGTCTACGTCAGCATCAGTAGTGATGAAGTTGAGTTCAACACCATGCATGAAGTCATGATATTTTGGGGTGGCGGCTGTCTCACCGCCCCCTAACACGTCCTGTAAGTCTGTCATGTCTATTCCAGAGGGATGTCTTTGGATGCAGATGAACCTTCAGTAGACGCTGTCTCTGTCTGAACAGGCGGCTGGTCATCTGGTGTTACCCATCTAGAAATTTCCATCGCAGGGATTTGAACCTTGCCATACTGACGATGCTTGTAATGGTCAGCAAAGAACTTCACTACCGGCACTTCGTTATGATGTGCGCCAGTGCGAACCTCTTTAATCCACTGCTTAATCATCTCACCAGTTGCACGTTGCGCTCCATTAGATGAGCCGGTGAACTGGGCATAAATGTTTCCTTCCACACCCATGCTTGGAAGGATGTTCATTTGAAAGCGGACGTTCTTGGACCAGCCATCATTCTGCTGAGTAAATGGTCCGTGGTCTGGCAACATATCCTGTGATGCCATGTCTTCACCAAGGCCATACCAGATTTCATCTACGAGTTGGCCGTCCTTCCAGCACACCCAGCCGAACTGGATATTTGGTAGGTCAGGCACAGCCTCAAAGCTGTTATCTGGAAACGTATCTTCTTCGCGCCCAATGACCCACTCGCCTTTCTTGAACTTGATATACTGCATACCACCGCTGGTTAAATCAGCGGTTGCAGTCTCAAGAGAGTTGGCAAGAGCGTCAATGTTTGCTACATCGAACTTAGGGGTTACGGCTAATTGTGACATATCTCTATTCCTTTTGTTACTATGTCTGTGTCTGGATTAAGTGCGTAAAGTGACAGAGAGCCGGGGTGAATACTCACCATCCGTTTGAAAGTCGCTAGGTTGTAGCCCCGCTTTTTCAAACTTCTCTTTGTCGTAACGCGGTGGTGATTTCTGTGCGTACACAGAAACCGAACCCCAGTCAGCTTTCACCTTCTTGGTGTCTGCTTCTGAGAGAACCTCTTTTATTTCCTGTTCTACATCACGAACCTTCTGCTCGTTGTTCTTCTTATCGGACACAAGCGCGGCACGTTTGGTAGCCAGTTCATACAGGCGTTGTTCAACAGCCTGTTCATAATTTGATTTTTCTTCGGTGGGCAGTGCGGCAACAAGGTCACCGTTACATTGTCTGCGCCAAGGGCAATACTGACATTCATCACCGCCCATCAGCTTGCCCTCTGCCATAGGTAGTTTGGCTGGCTCAAACCAGTTGAATACTTCAAGGCTTCTAGCCCGTAGACCGTCCGCTACCTTCTGATTAAAAGGTATAATGAAGGTCTTTATCTGCGACAGGAAGCTGGCATTTACATATGTGATGACAGCGTGTGTCGGCTCGTACTCTGTCAGACGGCGAACTAAATCCATGCCTTGCTGACATTGCAGTACGTGTACGTGTTTAGGTTCTTTCAAGAAATCATACGGGCGCGGGTCAATAGATTTGATTTCATTGTAAACACAGTTGGTCAGTACATCCGTACCATCTACGTTGAGCGGGAACAAATCCTTAGATACAAACAATCCATCCGGTGTTGCAGACTGATAAGCTGTCTTGTCTACCAGTGTCTTCTGACCTTCATCAGTAGCCCAGAGTAACTCAATGTCATCTGGCAGACTGTGTTGCAGACCTTCAACAACCCACTCTTCAAGTACGTTGCCCCGCTCTGCCGCTCCGTAGTCTTGTACAAAGCCGGTGTCTGGCTGAATGTTATGCTTGTCATAAACGAGTTTACGCTGACACTGGCCCACCTCAGATGCACCAACTGTCATGGACCGGTTGTGGCCACCCCAAGTTTTGCTCTCTGATTTGCGGGTCATGTTGGCCAACAGCATGGCCTTTGTGTCTAGTTTAAACATGTATATATTCTCCTATTTAAAAAAGGTTTTCCTTGTCTTTAGCGTACTCAACCAATCACTTGGCGGGGGGACGCTACTGATGCGGGTACTGGTGCAAAACGAAATCAAAATCACCGCCGCACAGACAAAGCATTTGAGTTGGACCAAGACCTTTGCTGGCACTTATTTCGGAGTACCCCCCTGTATTAGGCATTGCCTTCTGTGTAACAATTGAATTCAATAAAATCGCCAGAGCGCAGTTTCTCAAACCGACTAGCTGGTACGGTCCGCGCATCGAAAGAAAGCGACATTGGTTTACCACTGACCATGCTCTCGCCACTGAGAGTGACAAACATTTCACCGTCAGGTCCGTGTTTAATTTCCGTGTTACGATAGATGAAACCAATCTCATCAATCTCCATCTTGTGGACAGAACAGCTTTGTTCAACTTCTACTTTTTCCATTTCATATTTCCTTCATCATTTCATCAAAGACGTTGAGGTCTTTACTGAAGTCGCCATCTACCACCTTGTTCATCATGTCCATCTTGCTAGACAGCAAACGGTACAAGACACGGTCATATGTGCCTGACGCTATGACATAGTGGATGGTGCAAGGTGTCTTCTGGCCTGACCTGTGTATGCGGTCTTCGGCCTGTAGCATTTCACCAACACTGAATGTTGCTTCAACAATCAGCATCTGGTTTGCGACTTGTAGATTGAGGCCGGTGCCACCGGACCCAACCGTGGTGACCAAGACACGGGCTGGATATTTTGCCTTTGTCTCTTGGAACTTGCTAATAGCTTTGTTGCGTTCTTCAGCGGATGTCTCGCCAGTGAACCCGACAGCTATGGGTTTGTGTTCTGATTTAGCTTTGCCACGCCTGTTCACTTCAGCAATCAAAGTCTTGGCAAGGTGGACGTGGTGACAAAAGACAACCAGCTTTTCATCTGTGCTATCCAAAAAGTCTACAATCCAATCGACAGACTGTGTCAGCTTAGACTGGCCGATGAACTGGCGTAGCTGGGAGAAGTGTGCCTCACCCATCTGTATAGCTTCGCGGATGTCGTAGTAGTCCTGTGTCCATCCCTTGTGCTGAAAGAAGTCCAGCGGAATGACAGACCGTGTCTTGCTAGGTAGGTCCAAGCATTCGTCTTTACGTACCCGATGCATGACGTTCTGCAACTCAGCATGTAGTGCCGGTGCGTTGGTAAGACCATCACACACATAACCGAACTTACCCTCATGCCCATTGCAGTAACGGCGAGTAAACTTATACCAATCAAAAAATTTATCTGGGGCGGTCAGGTTGAGGACCGGAAACAAATCTACCGGACGATTAATAATAGGTGTGCCACTGAGACCTAAAAAGTAAGGGACTTTCTTAGCCAGTTTAACAACCGCTTTAGTGCGCTGTGCCTTCGGGGATTTGATGTAATGGCATTCGTCACAAATGATAACCTCTGGTCGAATTCCATGTCGGTCAATCTGCGCGGAGACTTTAGCGGCCATTGCATACGATACAAGCACAACGGTCTGTTTGTCTTCTTGGGGCCAGTTCTTTCCGTCATAATCAATCACCTCATGTGAAGACAATAAACGATTTAACTCTGTCTTCCACTGTGTCTTAAGTGAAGCGGGAATAAATATAAGTATCTTTGAAAGTCCAAGGGCGCGGCTGGCAAGAATGGCAGAGATAGTTTTGCCTGTACCCATCTCATGCCCAAAAATACCGCGCCCTTGGTTGTCCAGCCAAAAATGGACAGCGTCAAGCTGATGTTTATATGGAGTTACACCCAGAGATGACAGACTGTTTTCCCATCCAACACATATGCGAGAATAAAAATCATCTGTCTGGGTCTTTAAAACATCAGCGAGAGAACGGGCATGTAGACTAACCTGTTGGTTAAACTTTACTGAATATCCTTGGCCTTCAAGCGTGGGCTTTACGTCATTGGCAATGATGTCGTAAACGCTCATCCCAGCTTCAGCTTCCATCCGTCCTATATTTACAACCCAGCTACGTTGGGCTGGCTTGTAAGCACACTGTGGAATGCGGCCAAGTATATCGGCCAATGCTGGAATGGGATTGGTGGGGCGTAGAACCAATTGGAGGTTTGGTTCCAAGGATACCTGTAAAGTCTGTGTCATTTGTCCGTCTGTTCATTTGTCTGTTTTGTCTGGTAACATTACAATGGGGCTTGGTGTCTGTTGTGTCAACACTTTAATGTAAATAAATTTCTAAAAAAGATGGGCAAGATGCCGAAACACCTTGCCCACTTAGACAGACTGACAGGACGGGGGTAAGGGAGGAAGCCCCCTAAACCACAATATCATGTGGCTCTGTCTACATTTCAACACACCGGATAGTTTTTGAGTATGATGATGTTGACATCCGATTCCGCATACCAGATAGTATGTGCAGACACAGACATATATTGACAGTATAATAGGAATAAGATGACAGAGGACACGCACACTATCGCCGAATTTTTACAAACACTGCACCAAAATAAAACGTGTGGTGTTCTTAGTTTTGAGGCACTGGGAGACAAGCGGGTTATGTATCGCGCCAATGGCCGCAGTGCAGACAGCTTGTTTGAATGGATAGAAGAACAGACTAAAGAAAAGCGCGGCATATATATGAGGCAAGCGCGGCTGGACCCAGAGAGTACAACCTGTCGAAAGACTGATGTTGTGGAACTCACACACATATGGGTGGACATTGATGGCGCGGACTTGGACCGGTTGGATTATATAGTCAACGATTACAAGCCTACATATATAGTACATTCTGGTGGCGGCTTGCATGTTTACTGGCGTTTGAAAGAGCCGGTGCGTGATGCTGTACAGTTTCAGAAAGCTGAGATTGTAATGAAGCAGTTGTCTCAAGTCTTACTTGGAGACCCCGCGCCTACCCACATCGCCAGTCTGCTTCGCCTACCCTACACAATTAATTGGAAGTATAACCCGCCTGTCCAGTCAAGGGTAGCACACGTAGAACCGTGGCAAGAATATTCACTGTATGAATTAGAAGATATGGCCCTTGCAAATCAGGACCCCTATGAAAAGGTGGTTGGTTTTCTGACCAGCAATGTCCGCATGGGTATGACCAGCCAAGACTGGGAACGTGTCATCAACAATCTATCTGTGTCTGGTTCCGCAAACGAGTATGGCGGCAGAAACAATTGTGTTGTGAAGCTGGCTGGTTACTGGTCACGCAATGACATTAATCCAAAGACACAAATCAGAACACTTATGGACTACGGTTGCACACTGCCGCTCATAGAAGTCCAAAGTATTGTCTCACGTATCTGGGAGCGCGAACATGCAGAACCAATCTAGTCTCGCGCCTAACCCAGCAGACCCAACACAGCGCATCATAAATCATGTGCAGACAGCGCAAGCGGCTGGCCGTCAACCGCGCATGTCTGACATCGTGGGTGCGGCTATTGATGCAATGGTCCTACACTTCAGGCAGAACAGCGCAGACATACTACACACTCAGGACAAGTGGTACACCTTTGACCCAGCCGTTGGCATCTGGCGTGTGAAAGATGCGCTGTTTGTAGAGAGCGAGATTGACCAGTGGTTCCGTAATCTGATTGGTATTGTGCCGAACCGAAACCTGAGAACTGAAGTTCTGTCTGGCGTGAAGGTCAGAGTGTATGTAGATGATGTGGACTGGGGCCAACACGGCAACGTAATCATCTGCTCTAACAATGTCGCTTTCTGTCTGGAGACATTTCAGACTGTGTCTGTCCAGAAGAATTGGTATCTGCGTGAAGACAACGTGCTGGCGGCAGAGTGGAATGACCAAGCTGATTGCCCTGTCTGGGACAATACCGTCAAGAATCTCATGGCGCACATCGACCCGGCGGACCGTGACCGGGTGATTGTGTTGTTAGAAGAATGGATGTCTTCATGTCTATACAGACATAGACGGCCCCGTGCCATGTCTAAATGTTTGTTTCTGTATGGAGAGCGGAGAACCGGAAAGTCTACCATCTTGGATGTGCCGCGCCAGATATTTGGTGAGAAGCTGGCAACAGCCATCGACCTTCAGGAACTAAACGGCTTTGGCGCACAAGCACTCATGGGCAAAGCTGTCTGGCTGTCTGATGAAATCAAAGTCGGCACTGTCATGAATGACAGCA